GAAAGATTACTGATTTATATTCTGATAATAAGGTTCAAAAGGTAGACCAAAAAACTGAAATGACTATTAGTTGGGAAGACAATCAAGATGATATGATTGATGTATCTGAGGATGTAACAGATATTACACCCCCAGACAATAAAGATTAATCGTGATCGTATTGTTTCATTACAATATTAAAAGTAATATTGTGTTGTGCGTTATGATTTTCTGCAAGTTCCTCAAGAATATTTGATAAACTTTTTAACTGCATTCCCTCATCACTTTGATAAGTAGCTAACACTTGATCTTTCATTCTCTTATCAGTTTTTTCATGGTACTTGCTACCTTTTATTTCTACTTTGTAATTGTCTATATACATATTTCCCTTTCTGTTTGTTGTTATATTTTTCTTGCCATGTATTGAAAGACAGGATCATTATTAATGTTCCCATGTGTCAATCTTTTTTGGTATAATTCCACAACATTATTCTCTGCTAATCTCATAAAAAAGTTAGCAACATCTCTTAGATTATTGTCATAGAACCTTTGTCTTGCTAGGTAACCTTTGTCATAATAGGTTATTACTTCTCCAGACTTAGCTGTTTGCAGCCACATTTCGCATTTGTTTAGTGTCATTTTGTTTTCCTTTTTTTAGTTGTTTGTTTTTGTAATGAATGAAGATACTTTTTTCTGCACTCAATATATTTAAAAGCATTTCTTTTTGTAATGCTTTCAATTCTTGCTTACTCATTTATAACCCATTCACAATCATCAGTATATTCACAGTTAGGATATACTTCTTTTATTTGTTGGTGTTCATGATCAAAACAAACATAATCATTTATATGATCACACACTTCACAATCTATGTTAGGCTTAACACTTTCTAAAGTCATAAACCTATCTGCTATTACTATTTTTTGTGTCATTGTTTCCTTTCTATTTTTTATTTCTTTTATACTCATCATACAATTTTGATAGTTGCAATGTGTCGCACTTCTCTATAAAATTTATTAGTTCGTTTCTCATTTCCTTTCTATCCTCGTATGCTTTGGCTTTGTTTCTATCGATCAATTCAAAATGATCTGGCGTTAATTGTACCATGTTATTCCTCGCTTTCTATTTTTTCATTTCTTTGATATTTTTTATTATCTAAAATATCCTCTAATGTATTTACTAAAAAATGTATTTCTGTGTTAGGAAGTTCTGATGCTTTTCTAAGTAAATCCATATATTTTTTACTTGCACCCATAAATTTAATAGATTTATATTCAACCCATTTTTTATTTTCTATAACCCATTTATTTTTTTTTATTTCCATTATTCCTCACTTTCTTTTTTTTCTTTTATAATTTGATTAACTAAATTAACACTTTCTGATATTTCTTGTTTAAGTGTTTCAACCATACCAAATTCTAATGGTTTCTGTGGGTACTGTTCATTTTTATGTTTTTCAAAATGTTCTTTTATTGAATTTAAAGCACCATTTAAAAACAAATGTTCTTGTTCTAGTTTATCAATTAATTCAAATAGTTTTTTTGTCATTGTTTCCCTTTTGTTTTACGTTATTATTACTATCATCATCACAAATAAAATTACTACATAGCAATAAAAATTAATACTTGTCATGATGTCGCACTTTCTTTTTTAAAGTTAATAAAATCATCTGACAATCTGTCTATATGCTCGTATATTTCTGAACCCTCAAAATATTGAAAGGGTTCCCAAGCATTATTTTGACAATATTGATTTATTTTTTCTTCTGACCATTGATCAAAATTTTTAGGCAATTCCTCACATAAGAAGTGACTACTTGCTAAAATTAAACTTTCTTTTTCTGTTGGTGTCATGTTATTTGCTCGCTTTCTGAATTTTCTTCTGCATATTTTTCATCAATCATGTGTTGAACAGTATCTTTTATATTTTCTAATTCTTCTATAGAAAATTCAAAAAGATTAATTCCATTTACTGTTATATTTTCCATTATTTCTCGCTTTCTTTTGTTGTTGTTTATATTCTCGTAATGTTTTCGCATTGCTTAAATGTAATAAATTAATTTGGTAAAAATAAGGGTTCATATCGTCACACTTCCAACCCCTTTTTTTACTTAATTTATTGACAAACTTAATGAAGTTATCTTTCCAATCCATTAAGCAACCTCATCTTCTTTGTACATCTCCTCATCCCAATTATAAAACATATCTGGATCTATCTTAAAAAATTTGTAGTCAGTTAATCCACCTCGAGCATCTGCTCCATTATGAATGGATAAGGCTATGATATTATTTTCATATAAATCGCCACATGATAAAAATTGAATATCTTGAGACAGACAATTTTCAAGATTATAAGTATAATTGCAATCAACTTCATCTTGATCTGGATATACATACTGAAGTATAAATTCCTGCACATCTCCCCATGTATTTGATCTTCCGTCACGATTATTAAATGGATCGTATTTATCTTTATTGATCCATTTATTAAGTTGATTTGTTAATTTAGGTAAATATTCAACGCTTTCATTTAAGTGATGAAATAAAGATTTAGTAATTATATCATCATCATTTGATGTATATGGCTCACTTCTAAAATCTTCTATTGTTTTTTTTTGGTTTCTTTGCCAATGTCTTCCATTATCTCCACCACTATCACACATATGAACGCCTGTATTTTCTGTAAGCATTTTGTATATTGTTTTTTCTGTATTCATTTTTTTCCCTTTGTTAGTTGTTTTCTATTGTTATAATTTAACTTGATTTGTTTGTCTTGTACATATTTGACGCACCTCTAGATTGACCATAAATGCAAGATATAAAGCATTAATGAAGTCAAAAAAGTTGTAGTAAATACAAAGAATAATATTTTATAAATCATTATCTATTATTCCATTCCGACCAATCAAAATTTATTAATTCAGATTTATCAGCATTTTCAATTATAAATGCTTTTAATCTTTCTCTAAATCTTTTTGTCATTCGTTCAGCTTTATTTTGATGTTTAAAAGAATATTCCCCCTCATCTTTTAAAGTAGTTGAAAATATATCTATTAAATCAATCATATTAAAACTAGACCAATTTAATCTATTGTCATATTTTCCATTAATAGTTCTATCAACTTTTATGTTAATTTCTAACAATGGCTCTTCTTTTATTATTTTTTTTTTCATTGTTTCCTTTTTTTGTTTGTTTCGTTTAATTTAATCTATTGGTTGATTAATGTAAGTTGACAAATTGACGCATATATAGATTGATATTAAAGATGATGATTAAAAGATCTAATTCTTATAGATCAACCCGCCAAAGTTTTTTATGCGTCAAGGCTAGCGGTAAAATATTTAAAGGTTTTTTGTTTAACTATTGATAGTCCAGAATTATCGTTAGTAATATTTACTGTAGTTTTGACTATATTTATAGAATTTTTTGTATGGGTACCCCCCAGATTGTGGTGTGCCAATAGTATATATATATACATGGGATTTGATAACAGACACACAGACATAGCCATACCCACAAACAACCCTGCACCTATTTATTCAACCTTATGCAATATTTTATTTTTTACTTTAAAACGATTCTAAATTAACTAGATGTAGTATATGGATTATCTTAATACCGAAGATCTAGATTGTATTGCTTATATAGATAAGAAAACTAATAATGTTATTATTAGGTTTGTTGGTTTACCTAATAAGAAAGCAGCAGAGCTATTTACAGATTATGTAATGATGACACTAGGTGTAGACTATAATCCATTAAGCAGTATTGAAAGATCAAAGATGATACACTAATGAATATCAAAATACCTTATACTCCGAGAAAACATCAATCTTATTTACATCAACAGATCAATAGATACAGATGGAGTGTTCTCGTGTGCCACAGAAGGTTTGGCAAAACAGTATGTATGATAAACCATTTAATTAGATCAGCATTAATGAGCAAGTTGAAGAATCCTAGATTTGCATACATAGCTCCGACTTTCAAACAAGCCAAAAGTATCGCATGGGATTACATGAAGCAGTTCACAGCAAAGATACCAAACACTAAGTTTAACGAAACAGAACTAAGAGTTGATCTACCTAATGGTTCTAGAATAACATTACTTGGTGCAGAAAACTCAGATGGGTTAAGAGGTATATACTTAGATGGGTGTGTCATAGATGAATATGCTAACATTGATGGAAAACTATTTTCAGAGATAATTAGACCAGCTCTATCAGATCGTAAAGGCTACTGTGTCTTTATTGGTACACCTGCTGGAATGAACAACAACTTCTATGATCTATACCAACACGCAAATGGTGCAGAAGATTGGTTTAACTACAAAGCTAAAGCAAGTGATACTAAGATTGTAGACCCAGAAGAATTAGAGAAAGCAAAAGAAGTTATGGGTGAGAAGAAGTATATGCAAGAGTTTGAGTGTGATTGGATAGCAAACATAGAAGGTGCAATATATGGTGAAGAGATTAACAAGATTGAAGATAAGAACCAGATAGCTAGAGTTCCCTACGATCCCACTTTGCCTGTCTCAACTGCATGGGATCTTGGTGTCGCAGACCACAGTAGTATTATATTCTTTCAACAAAAAGGAACAGCAATACAGATAATAGATTACCATGAAGAGAGAGGTCATGGATTACCACACTACATCCAGATGCTAGAAGAAAAACCATACATCTACAAGGATCACTTTGCTCCACACGATATTGATGTACAGGAGTTTGGCAATGGAAAGACCAGAAGAGAGATAGCATATCAGTTAGGAATTAGGTTTAAAGTAGTACCGAAGCTACCAGTAGAAGAAGGTATACACGCAGTAACCATGCTGCTATCTAGATGCTGGATAGATACAGACCATTGCAAAAATTTGATAGATGCGTTAAGACATTACCATAGGAAGTACATCGACAAAAATAGAATGTTCAGATCGAAACCTGTACACGATTGGAGTTCACACGCTTGCGATGCTATGCGTTACCTAGCTGTTGGTCTTCAAGAAATTAATACTAGACAATCGGCTCCACAAAGTGTAGCAGATAATGATTACAGGATTATATAATTATGGGATCAATATTCAAACCAAAAGCACCAGCATTGCCACCACCTCCAGCTCCCATTGAAGCTCCAGAAGCAGAGTTGTCTCCAGAGGAAAAAGCAAAAATAAAAGCTGAGCAAGATGCAATCATAAGAAGAAGAAAAGGTAGAAAGTCTACAATCCTTACTGGACCACTTGGTATACAAGAATCTGAAGAAGAAAAACTTAAAACTTTATTAGGAGAATAATATGTTAGATAAAATTAAAAAAGCTATTAAGAAAATGAAACCTGCTGCAAAGAAAGCAGAACCTAAATTTAACAACATGAATGATTTACAGAATGGTATAGCAGTAAACAAAGAAGCAAAATCTGAAACTGTATCTGAAACTAAATCATCTTTAACATTCGGTAAGTAATGGGATCTAATAGTTCATCTGGTGGTGGAGGAGGCGGTGGAAACCAACAAGCTAAAGCTAGAAGGTTAATGACAACTACTCCTAATTATCAAAAACCAAAAAAAAAAGCTGCAGACTATAATCCAGAGAAAGATGATTCTTCATATTACAAAACTAGAGAGTTTGAAAATGCAGGTGCAGAAAAAATAAAGAAAGGAGTTAGAACTCCATCAATACTTGTTAATCTAGGTGCAGCAATTTTATCAAAACCATTACAAGCAGGATCAATAAAAACTAGAAAATATTTTAGAGAAAAAGTTTTGGGTAAAGGTGGATATAAAAAAACTGATCAATCAAGTTTTGATGCTATGAGTAGATCAGCACAAGAAAGTATGTATAAAAGTTATATTGATGGAAGAAATTCTGGTAAGACGGATGCTTATGGTAATCCTATATCACAAGGTGATAATGGTGGTGCAACAAGTACAGGTGGTCAAGTAGTACAAGCTCCAACAGTAACTGCTCCAACTACTGCAGAAGTTTCACAAACAACAACTGCAGAAGCAAAGGAAGATGATATTCTTTTAAGAAAAAGAAAAGCAAAAGCTAAAGGAAGATCACCAACAATCATGACAGGCGTTACTGGTGCAACTGGTAGCTTGACTTTAGGTAAACCAAGTTTATTAGGTAGTTAGTATGGCACAAACAGATAAAGCAAAAAATTTATTAAAACGATATGATCGTTTAAAAGCACAAAGACAAAACTGGGAAAGTCATTGGCAAGAAGTTGCAGACTATATGCAACCAAGAAAAGCAGATGTAACTAAAACAAGATCTAAAGGTGATAAAAGAACTGAACTTATTTTTGATGGTTCACCATTACAATCAGTAGAACTATTAGCTGCATCACTACATGGTATGTTGACTAATCCATCTACACCTTGGTTCTCTTTAAGATTTAAACAAAATGATATGGAGAATGAGGATGAAGCAAAAGAGTGGCTAGAAGATGCAACAGAAGTTATGTACTCTGCATTCAATAAGTCTAACTTCCAACAAGAAATATTTGAACTGTATCATGATCTAATTACATTTGGAACTGCTGCAATGTTTATCGAAGAAGATGATGAAGATATTCTAAAATTTTCTACAAGACACATTAATGAAATCTTTATTGCTGAGAATGATAAAGGAAGAATAGATACAGTATTTAGAAAGTTTAGTTTATCTGCAAGAGCAGTAATGCAAAAGTTTGGTGATGTATCAATGAACATCGCAACTAAAGCACAGAAAGATCCATATCAAGAAGTAGAGATTATGCACGCAGTATATCCTAGATCTGACTTTGATCCTACAAAACAAGATAAAGAAAATATGCCTTTTGAATCTGTATACCTAGATGCAGAATCTGGAGACGAATTATCTGTATCTGGTTTTAGAGAGTTCCCTTTTGTAGTACCAAGATACTTAAAAGCATCACACGAAATTTATGGTAGATCTCCTGCAATGACAGCTTTACCAGATGTTAAGATGCTAAATGAAATGTCAAAGACTACAATCAAGTCTGCACAGAAACAAGTTGATCCACCTTTATTAGTTCCAGATGATGGTTTTATGTTACCTGTAAGAACAGTACCAGGTGGTTTAAATTTTTACAGAGCAGGAACTAGAGATAGAATTGAAACATTAAACATTGGAGCAAACACTCCATTAGGTTTAAACATGGAAGAGCAAAGAAGAAACTCAATTAGAAATGCTTTCTATGTAAATCAATTAATGATGCAGAGTGGTCCACAAATGACAGCAACAGAAGTTATTCAAAGAAACGAAGAGAAGATGAGATTGCTTGGACCAGTTCTTGGTAGACTTCAATCTGAATTATTAAAACCATTAATCGATAGAACTTTCGCATTAATACTTAGAAAGAATTTATTTAGACCAGCTCCAGAATTTTTAGCAGGTACAGATATAGAAATAGAATATGTATCACCATTAGCTAAAGCACAAAAGTCTACAGAGTTATCTTCTATTATGAGAGCAATAGAAATCTTAGGTAGCTTATCAAATGTTGCTCCAGTATTTGATCACATCAATATGGATAAATTGGTTAGACACTTGGCAGACATTGTTGGTGTTCCACAAAAAATATTAAAACCACAATCTGAATTAAATGCTGAAAGACAACAAGCAGCACAACAACAAGAGCAAATGCAACAGATGCAACAAGTACAACAACTAGCGGAAGCAGGGGGAAAAGTAGCACCATTAGCAAAAGCATTACCAGAAGAAGCACAGGCTTTGGCAAACGCTGATGTTGAATAATTTATGGAAACAAATAAACAGCTAGAAAGTCTAGTAAAAAAACTTAGAGAAAATTATCAATATATTTTTAATACAGACGAAGGCAAAGAGGTTTTGTCTGACTTAGAAAAAAGATGTCATTATCATTCTACCACCAATGTAAAAGGTGATAGTCATGAGAGTGCATATATGGAAGGTCAACGCAGCGTACTTCTATTTATAAAACAAATGCTGCAAAAGGAGAATAAGAATGTCAAGTGAACAGATAACACAAAGTAATGTGCCTGTAGAAGAGACAACAACTACTACAGACACTCCTCAACAAACAGAACAAACAATTAGTTCTACAACAACAGAACAACCAACTGTTGCTAAATCTTGGAAAGATACAATCTCAGAAGAGTTTAGAAATGATCCAAACATTTCTAAGTTTACTGAAATAGATGCGTTAGCTAAAAGTTACATCAATGCAACTAGAATGATTGGTCAAGATAAAGTTGCAGTACCAAATGAAAACTCAACAGACGATCAATGGCAAGAAGTTTATGGAAAACTAGGTAGACCAGAATCTCCAGATAAATATAAACTAGAAGCTAACTCGGATGTAGTTCCATTAGATGAAGGTGCAATAAAACAATTTGCAGAGAACGCACATCAACTTGGTTTAAATAATAAACAAGCACAAGGTATCTTAGAGTTTTACAAAAATTCTATGGAAGGTTCTGCACAACAAGCAAGAGTAGATACTGAAACTGCACAAGCAAATGCAGAAGCTGAGCTTCGTAAAGAGTGGGGTGGTAATTATGATGCTAACATTAAGAAAGCTGGATCAGTTGCTAAAGCAAACATGAACCCGCAAATCTTAGATATGGAACTAAAAGATGGTACACGATTAGGAGATCATCCAGAAGTTATTAAAGGTTTTGCAAACATTGCAAACATATTATCTGAAGATAAATTAGTAGGTACTGAAAGCGAAAGCGTTGATAGAAGTACAGACTATGAAGCTGAGATTAGTAAACTTGTTAATGATAGGGATGGTCCATATTGGAATAAAGCACATCCAGATCATGATAAAGTAGTTCAACAAGTATTTACTTTAAGAACAATGCTTAATGGATAAGGAAGAACTAAGATTAGAAATACTTCGTATTGTAGTGGAAGCTGGATCAGAGAATCAAAAATCTAATCCCTTGCCAATCTGCGAAGAATATTATACATGGGTTTGTAAGGCGAGTGAAAATTCGCCTAACAAAAGAAAGACAATTCGTAAGAACCTTTCTGACAATAAGGAATAGACTTGTAGTCTAAAAGACTTTAAATCCAAGAGAAGCCAAAATTTTTTGAGAACTCCTCTGTTTTGTTTTAACATTAACTTAACATTAAAGGAGACATAATATGTCAACTGAAATAACAAAAGCATTTGTAGAACAATACAGTTCAAACATACAAATGTTATCACAACAAAAAGGTTCTCTTCTTAGAGATAAAGTAAGATTAGAATCTGTTACAGGAAAGAATGCTTTCTTCGACCAAATTGGTTCTGTAACTGCAACTGTAAGATCAACTAGACACTCTGACACTCCACAAGCAGATACTCCTCACTCAAGAAGAAGAGTTTCACTTGTTGACTATGAGTTCG